TATCCTCTTGCATTTTTTTATAGCTTAAAACTGCGTTAAATGCTTCTATGTCTTTTGGGGTTGGTTTCCAATGGTTTTGCAGTTTCCATGCAAAATGTTCAATAGCTTTATTTATATCCATTTCTACCATTTCTGTTCTTCGCATTGTTTAGGTGTTAAAGTGTTTAAGTCTAAATCAAAATAAAAATCATCAAAAGGTGCGCCCCTACTATCTTTTTGATAAACCTTTACAGGACTATTTTGTATAGATGCATCAGTAATACTTAAAAATATAGATGTTTCGCATTTCTTTTGTACATAAGTTCCAAGATGCCCGAAGGCTTTATCTTTTTCAAAAGTCTTGTGTATCACGCAGCAAATGTGAATTCCGTATTCCGTCCATTTTTTAAGTTTGTTTATTACTGCGTTGCTTTGGTTAATATCATTAGGGTTTGAGCATAAATCTGCAATACCATCAATAAAAACCATACCTATTTTTTCTTTGTACTTTTCAATAACTCCATCAATAAACATCAGCATTTCAGTATCTGAAAGTTTTTTAATTCCGAAAGGTAAGTAATTTTTATAATGAGTTCCAACCATTTCGCAAACACCAACAAATGAACGTTGAGCATAGTATTGCCCTTGCTCAGTATCAAAGTCTAGTACATATCTATCCTCATTTCTAGTTGATATAATATTAGGAAAATAATTTTGAGCTTGACCGCCTATGTAACACGCTGCTAGTGTTCTTTTAAAAAATGATTTTTTAGATTTTTGAGGTGCTACTATTGCGGAAAGTTCGCCATAAGTAAAAGTTGGGTTTAGGTATGTATTATCTTTGTAAGTGTGATTACCTATTCCTAGTGCTACTGGTGGTCTTTCTACTGGAGTGTTTATATCAACAAAGCATTCTTTATAGGCTTTATCAAAATCAAAACCTTCGTCTTTGTTTATTATTTCATCAAATTTTAATGGTTTCATAGTTCAGATTTTCCGTAAATATTATCTTTTTTGTCGTGGTATGCTTGCAGGTAATTATCAAAGTGATTTAAAAAGTGTTTAGTATTTGTTGTATAGTCTTGACCGTTAGGAAATATCTTTTGTTTAAAGAAGCCTATTAAAGCATTCCTTAAATCTATTTCATTAATTCCGTTTAGTAGTTCTAATTGGTCAAAAGATAATCTATTAAGATGCGATGGTTTTTTAAGAACCTTTTGCCTTACCTCATTCCAGATTTTTATAAAATCATTTTTTTGCACTTGTATATTATTATGTTTCTCTTTCTCTTTCTCTTTCTCTTTCTCTTCCTCTTCCTTGGGGTCACTCCCTATACTACCCCCTAGGGGTGGCATGGGGTCACTCATAGGGTTGCCTATCATGTCTGTTTTATTGGCTAGTTTCCAACCTTTTACGCTTTTTTCTATTGCGTGTCTTTGACTTTCATAACATAAATTTGGTATAAATTCTAAATCTTTAGGATTTTCATCTAAAAATTGTTTATTTATAATTGACATTAAAAATGTTAATTTGTCTTTATCTTCTGGTATATTATTTAATACGTCAAAATAACTGCGTAGAAAATTAAATGCTCGTCTTTTTGTTAACTTCATATTTTTAAAACATAAAACCCTATAAATCCAACAGGCTCTGACATCTGTTTTTATTATAGGGTTAGTGTTGTTTTTTTGTTACTATAATGTCAGAGCGTAACTTTAGCAAATATAAAAAATAAAAATTAATTATCTTCACTTTTTCTTAAAAAATCTATTTCACGTTGTAAATAGTCTTGAGCTTTTAATAGATCCATAATTTCATCTTCTTTTTTACCAGCACGTATAACATACTTTAAAATATTACCCTTGTTAAAATTGAGCTTATAGTCCTTACAGATGTCTATAACATCGTAGTTTTTAGTATTTTTATAATATATCATATTGCGTTGTCTATATCTTCTAATAATTGTCTTAATTGTGAACGTTCCCATACACCCATATCAACACCGTTAATAAATAAGTGATAGTGGTCTTTGTGTACATTTTTAATTTCTGTTGCTATATTCATATATTCTAATTTTTATTTGTTAATCATTTTTAAGGCTTGTTCTATGCTTTCAATAACATAATATTTGCCACCTTGCCACTCATCACAAAACTTTTGCTCGCCTTTTGTTAATTTACGTTGACTAATTGGTTTATCTCCATCTTTAATTTCAACTATATAATTAACACCTTTGTAACCTACTAAAATGTCAAAACAGTTTTTTAATTGTGATGTTATTAGTACAGATGCGCCACATCTACGCAGCGCATCTACTATTTTTTTTTGATTACTATCTACTCTTGCAGCTCTACGCATTTAAAAAGGAAGTCCATCATCACTAACATCTTTATTTAAATCTCCAGCAGGTTCAAAAGCTGCATCTATAACCGCAGCGGCTTGACTTAATGCAGTTTCAGTATTATTACTTTTAGTAACTTTCCAAGCATCAAGTGAGTTAAACCAGCGTCTATTATCTTCGCTTTCTCCTTCTTTTAACCAGCTTCGACCGTTAATATTAAAATCAATATCAACCCTTTGACCTACTTTATTGTATTTTAAAAAGTTTTCTGCCTTATCTTTTACGCATTGAAATTGTATCTCTTGAGGATACTGTGAACTATCATCTTTTGCCACAAATTCTAATATTGTAAAATCGTTTTTAAAAGTTTTTAATTCTCCAATTTTGATAATTTCTAAATTTTTTAATTCCATTTTTATTTATTTAATTGTTAATCTCTTTTAATTATACTCAACTCCTGTTGCATACTATAAACAACATTTTTAACGCTTTCTAATATCTTGCGTGTCATTCTTAACTCTGGAACTTGCGCATCTGCTATAACCTTTGCACTTGCAACGCTTGTGCCTTGCTTTCTGTTATGTATTAAAGCATTCCAATTATTATAGGCTTCTATATTTACAGATGTTAGATGATAATGGCAAACAGATAATTCACGCAACAAAGTACGTAAATTATCAACGTTTACCCAAGCACCGCTATTATAATGCTCAATTATACTATCAATCTTTAAAAGTGTAGCTTCCATTATTTATTTAATAAATTGCACCACAATGTAATATCATCGCCATAAACAAATTTATTAAGTTTTTTAGAATATGGTACAAATTTACCGTTATTCTCTTTAACATCTAACTTAATAATTTTTTGAGAATATAAGAACCTACCAACACCCCACATAACCGCTGCACGTTTAAAAGCGTCAGAAGCTTCTCCTTTTTGTTTTTCAACATGACTTTCAGTTCCGCAGTCAGATTTCCATATCCAATTATCATTAAATTTTATACCTATTGAGCAAAATAGATTACCTTTATGTTCTTCATATTTGCATTGCCAATTTTCAGCACCGCAAACATCATCTAATAAGTCTTGAACTTGTCTAGCATCTACATAAGCTACACAATTTGCACCGTACTTTGTTGCTGATTGAACCCTCCACTTAAAATCAATTTCTTTTTTTAAATCTTGTATATTCATAATTTGTATGCTTTTTTAAAATTGTAATTAAATTTGTTTTGTAACTCAATAAAAAAAGTAGTCTTTTGAATTTCTTTATTATTATAAAACCTTTCTAACATAGGCTCTAATAACCCTTGTAATTCTCTTGACTTATCCTGTATCATTTTACTGTCCTTTGTAGGTATCTTTGCAGGGTCGTCAATCTCTTGTATTAATAAGTCGCAAAGTACAAATATCTTTGCTAACTTCATTTGATGCTCTTTGTACATTCTCATATTTTAAAAGGTTACTGCTAAACTGCTTTTACGTGGTGTGGTGCTAACTTTATCAACTTTTACACCATCTTCATCATAAAAATCAACATCACTTTTTAAAGCGACTTTTAATAAACTTTCACGATGTGTAATTTTTGCTTTTAATTCGGACCAAACTAGATCATCTGAATAATTAACACTATCGCCACCACTTCTATAAATTGCTTTAAGTCCGTAGTTTTCAAAATTCTCTAAAGGTAAACTATTTTTAATT